TTAAATGTAGAATATTATACAACTAGATTTATTGTATTATATTCAATATCTTAAAGCAAAGGCATATATGGGCTATCACCTAACAGATGATGAGTGGATTGCTTCTTGGAAAAAAATAGGAAGTCCTACTAAATTTGCAAAAAAACATGATATTGCCATTCGCAATGTTATGGCTCGTAGGCGATCATTGGAAAATAGGTATGGAATTATTTTAGATACCTTTGCAAGCGAAAACCCAGCGTACTTCAAAAAGACGGAACAAACGCCTGGGCATACACGCAGAGGCATGGACATAGAGAAAGGCAGGGTCATTGTATTTAGCGATGCCCACTTTTGGCCTGACGAAACCACTACCGCATTTAAAGCATTGCTAGAGTCAATTAAAGAATTTAAGCCTACAGCTATTGTATGTAATGGCGATGCGCTTGATGGCGCTAATATCAGTCGCTTTCCTAGAGCAGATTGGTCTAAGCTGCCTACAGTCAAAGAGGAGTTAGAGGCTTGCCAGCATTACCTTGGGCAGATTGAAAAAGTATCAAAAGGGGCAAAAATGTTTTGGCCGCTTGGCAATCACGATCAACGCCTAGAGATGTCAATAGTCGCTAACTTGCCTGCGTTTGAAGGTGTACGAGGCACTACCCTAAAAGAGTATTTCCCAGCATGGCAGCCTTGTTGGTCGTTTTGGGTCAATGAAGATACCTGCATCAAGCACCGTTGGAAAGGGGGCTGGACTGGGGGTAGGAACAATGCAGCGCTGAGCGGGGTCAATATGATTACGGGTCATACCCATGTGCTTTCAGCCATTCCGTTTGCAGACTATAACGGCACTCGCTGGGGCGTTCAAACAGGCACATTAGCCGATCCGCACTCTCAGCAGTTTGCGTACACAGAAGATACCCCTAAAGACTGGGGGCAGGGCTTTGTAGTTCTTAGCTTTGAACGCAGTAAACTATTGCAGCCTGAGATTGTGCGAGTTGTTGGCGAGGATGAGGTTGATTTTCGTGGCGCAATCCACCGTGTTTAGCGCATGAAGGCATGAAGGCATGAAACTTACTCCAGCCGTACTCAGCAATCTATACGCCTCTTTAGCGTGTTGCTATCCGTATAGCCGTTGGAAGATGCCACTACCAGAGGAAGTTGATTTTGTAGTTACTGCCGATCCTGAAATTATGGGGACTTACCTATACGATACTGGTGAGGATTTTGAGCATACTGTTACGGTATCTTCTGCCAGGTGCGGTCATTACTACACCGTACTTACTACGCTATGCCATGAGATGATTCACATGAGCTTTCATCGGCAAAAGGGCGATAGATGGCTGCATCATGGGAAAGCATTTAGAGATCGCTGCAAACTTGTGGCTACAGAGCTGGGCCTTGACCCTTTAGAGCTTTGATCTTTTTTCTATCTCACGGTTAATATACCAAGCAGCCTTTTTTAAATCTTCAACAGCATCTTTTTTAAGATCGCATCGCCATATGTATTTTATAGCGTTGCCAAGATTGAACCCCATGTGTTCTGTTACTTGGATGCACTCAATACCAGAAGGATGCTCGGTGTAGTGTTTTGGTCTGTTTATTTGATCTTGCATATATATTACGGAATCATATCTTTATTTATTGGCACTCTAAGCTGTATTTCCCAGTCTTTCGCTGACCGACTCCAAGAGCTGCGTGAAGGTAACGCCCCATTTAGCTTCAAAACCTTTTGCACCCAATCCGTGAACGCCAGAGTTTCCCCTATGGTGTTCTGGGCATAATGGCAGCACAGGGGATGTAGACCGTTTAGCTCCGTAACGGCGCACATGATGGAGTTCTGCCGGAGAGCCTGCAATCCCAAGGACTTCGGAACAGAGAATACATCCGAGTCCGGCAATCTTGCTAAGTGCGATCTTTTCATCTTTTGTCATTTCATCCCAAGCCAAATTGATAAGAAAACGCAAATAATAATAAAAATGCCAATATAGAATGGTAGATCGTTCATTGTGTAGCCCTATCAATAGTACGATTCGTTGCTTCTTGACTGCGCCATATTTCTATCCGAGCCTGGGCCGCTATTAGTTGCCACTTTAGCTTTTCCTCTGTTTCTACGGCTTCTTTTAGTCCTTTTAGCAGTTCTATGTAATCGTCTGTAGCGTAGGCTTCCATCTCTTTAGCAGCAATGCTGGATGCGGTAGATTCCAGCATCAGCCGACTCTTAGCAGATCGCAGGTAATTCTCTATATAAGTTCTATTTGCTTTTGCTGCGGCAAATACTCCTGATTGCTTGATGATGAACTCGACTGCTTTGTTCGGGCTTGTGTCCATTGTCTAGTCATTTCCTCTGTAAGTATCTCGTACGCTTTTGCGCCTCTTTTATCGTATATCAGCGCCAGTTGTTTTCGTCTTGCTGCTAATGGCCAAGTAAGTAAATCCTTAGCCTCACAGATGTTTCTCCATTCCTCGCTGCTCGTATTGATTGATTCGCTCACCTATCCACCTCATTACCGGTACTGCCATTGAGTTGCCTAATGCTTTATATCTGTTTCCGTCTGCTGCTTTAGGTATGTTTGTATAGTTATCAGGAAAGCCCTGCAATCGCTCACATTCAACTGGGGTAAGCCTGCGAACTGCCATATTCTGCATAGTTGCAGGAGTTTTGCTTTTATCTAGTGTTGGGCTTATTGTGTCTACGGACATTCCTTGGTGAGAGCTATTTTGCCAACCAAAAGCAATATAAGTTTGATGTTCTGTTACTGCGTTACCTGGTCTGCTTACACCAGCAGTAGATGATAGCAATGTAGGAAATGTATCTACGCAATGTATAGGTTGCAATACGCAATTACCGCCATTTTGTGCGCCTTGCTGCAATAATTCTGCTCCTTTAGAAAATTTAGCAGTAACCGTGTCTGCAATATTTTTACCAAATGCCCCTACTGCTATCATGTTAAATCCGTCTGCTCTACTGTAGTCGTTACAAGTTGTTTGGATACAGTTAGCAACGCTTGGTACAGATTCTCCGGCAACTTCTTTCCTCGCTTTTCTGCCCTTCTCAGTATTCCCTGACAAGCTCTCGGACTCAAATAATATTTCTGCTGGAGGCTTCCAATCTCCAAGGTATCCGACAACAAACACTCTTTTGCGTCTTTGGGCCACTCCGAAGTATTGAGCGTCAAGCACCCTGTAGGCCCACCCATACCCGATCTCCCCCAGCGCACCGAGGAAGCTGCCAAAATCTCGCCCCCCCCCAGAACTGAGGACACCTGGCACATTTTCCCATACGCACCACTTGGGTCTAAACCTGTCAAGAATTCCAACATAGGTAAGAGCGAGGTTACCTCTTGGGTCGTCAAGTCCTTTGCGTAAGCCTGCAACGCTGAATGATTGGCAGGGAGTTCCTCCGACCAAAAGTCCGATTGGGTCATTTAAATTCCATTCTTTGTATTTAGTCATATCACCAAAGTTGGTGACAGTTAGATAGTGATGAGCAAGCACTTGGCTAGGAAACTTCTCAATCTCGCTAAAGCCTACAGGCTTCCAGCCCATGTGATGCCATGCTACAGTTGCCGCTTCTATGCCAGAGCATACTGATAAGTAGTTCAAGCCTGCTCCTCTAGTTGCTTGATCTTTTGACTGATCCTAGCTCTCCATTGCTGCCAACCTTCTCCAGCATATGCCTGCACTCCTATCTCTTGTGCTTTTTTTATCGTTAATTCTTCCGAGCTGTACCAAGGCAACTCTGGGCGCTTGTTTGCTTTGGGCGCTTCTATTACGATCTCATCCTCAAACCGATATTGGTTTAGCCAGGTAGCCAAATGCGGTATGTACGCTAGTTGCGTATCCTGCGACTTCCAGTAATTGATATGGTTTGGCATAGCCTCTAAAGCCTGCGCTTGCTCTGATTGTGTAAGGCGCTCAAAACTCTTTTGCGCTACACGCTTTGCTACCTTTCTTGGATACATCCCCCACAACTCATCAAAACTCATACAAGTCCCCACTTAGTAAGTTCACCAGTTATAAATAATACTATGCCTGCAAAGTAAAAAGCAACAGCCACGATCTCTACTGTAAACAGGGCCATATCGTCTTGAGCGTACCCAGCCGCAGCCCAAAGCCCAGAGCCTATAAATCCAATAATTATGTTAGCCGGATAGATGTTTAGCGCAGTCAGCAATATGCCAAGCAAGCAAAGCAAAGTACCAGACCATTTAAGGGTTTTCATTTTTTAGTTTTCTTAGGTTTTAATGTTTCCCTGTGTAATTCCATTATTTTGTCTGACTGGGAAATAACTTTGTTTTGAAGGTCATCAATCATGCTATGTATTGCCCATAACGCACCGCTATACGGATCTTCTACATCCTCTGCAACCAGCTCAATCATATCTCGCACATTAGCAAGTTTGTAAGCTAATTCCTCTACATCGTTTGCTGCTTCCCATAAGCTCATTAGTGCGCTCCATAATTTGTGTACACAGTAAGGCTATCTATCCGCATCTGCATCTCACGGATCTTTAGCTCTTGCGCCCTTAACATCTCTGCCGCTTCTACTAGCGCATAAATAGCATTACTAAACTGCAATGCGCTTTCAAGCTCATCCGCTAATTCCATAGCGGTTTTGCCGATCTCTACTTCACCAGCAAACGGAATAAACTCAGTTGGCACTTGCTCCTCCTAATGCTTTAATGGCCTTCATACTTAATAAAATTTTGTCTAAGTCGTTTTCAGCACGAATACCGATTAACTTCAATTTGTCCGATGTATAGCAAGATCCGTCATCCCGATATAGGCTGCCGGTAACGCTGTCCATCATTAGTGTTTTGTTTTTGGGGTCTGTAAGGATTTGAACTGGGGTAAGAATTATCTCGCCCTCATTCAGTATGCCTCTAAGCAATGTGCGGTCTTGTAACCATTTTTTTCGCAGCTCTTTGTTTCCCCAGGAAGGAAAGCAGAATGTGGCCTGAGCGCATAAGCCATCTGTAGATGCTCGTATTTTTTTCATAAATTTAATACTAATCTACAAGTCTACATTCGTGCAAGAACTATTTTTGTATAGACAATGTATATACACATTTAGGACAACCATGTCACATTTTTGCATGGTTTTTTATTGATAATTCATGCATTTAACAGACTTTTTTTGCACGATAACAAAGTCAATGTTAAATAGATAACAAAGTAAAAAAAGTTTCCTGATCGGGAAGTTTGTAAGAAAATGTGTAGTTAATTACACAAAAGTTACTGATCGGGGCATTTTGTAAAAAAAGGTAATGCAGTTGCATTGTCAATAAATCTGCTTATTCCAGCGTTTTTGCCAAAATAATGTCAATAATTGCGTTTAACAGGTAAAAATGTATCGTATTCCGCACATTAACTGCGTTTTTGTATCTAATGAGATACATAACTAACAAAGTCTTTAATAAGACTTAGTAGTATTAAAGGTTACTGCTCTTTCGGTGAACGAACCTAGCCTACCTAGATTCGCCTTCATCTGCTCCATCGGAGTTACAGAACCCGTCAGTCGTTCAAGGAATAGGCACTAACTTCGCCACCTATATTGCGCTGTTACATCCTTTACCCCCAGTAGCGCTGTATCCCTATGTCGCTGGTATGTCGTTAGAGCCTCCAACATAGGAAATGGTATCTTACATCAGAACTCAAACTCTTTGCAAGCGTATCTTCCATTAGGCTGCTTAAACCAGCCAATCACCAATATGCGCCACTTAGATTTGATAAGTTCCGGTAAGTATTCCGACTCGCTGATCTTCTTAATTCTAGAGGACATATTGGACTTGCTGGTGATCTGTATGCCTATGGTTTCGCCATTGCCCACAGCCAATATATCGAATATATGGAACAGGTCTTTCTTGCGCCTAGTAAACGCATTGTAGGACTCGACTACATCGCACTTATAGCCCCTAGACTCCAGCAAAGCCACCGTACGGCTATTCTGGCTATTAGCCAAGGTCTTGCTCGGTTAGGCGGCCTTCTGAGGCTTCTATGATCTTTTGATGCCATTTAGCAGGGATGCCATTGCGCATCTTCCAGGCATAGGCCGTTACATACTTCACATCTAAGATTTGGCACAGATTCTTGATTGATCCAAATTCGCCCATTAGTTTTTCAAATGCAGTCATGGTTTCTCCTATGTAGAGTTTTATTCTACACCGTTACAAAAAAACAACAAAGTGCGTAAAAGCAACACTAAGGGTTTGTCCTAAGTAAAAATACTTTGCGATTCTCTACATTTGTAGATTAAGATTTACCCATGCAGTACTTTTATCAACTCGTGAAGGAGTAACAAAATGGAATACATCACAAACAACGGTTGGACAATTACACAATCTATGTACAACGAAATCAAAGAAATTTGCCCTGATTTATCGTTTGAAGAAATCTTGCGCCTAGTTGATTTGTTCAAGCACCCAAACTTTAAAATTACCAAATAATAATTAACCAGCCCCCTTCGGGGGGCAACTCGTGAAGGAGTATGAAATGAAAGACATTATTTTAGGCGGCATATTTGGGGCAGTAATTGTATTCTTTGTAGCGGTTGTTTACGGTTTCCGTGTAGGTGCGCTATGACCTATAACAACGACAACTACTACGAACCAGAAGATGATAACTACTCAATTGAGTTGCAAGAGCGCATCTACGATACCGTTAAGAACGATCCAGAGTACGACCCATCCGACATATTTAACTGGGGCGAGGCTCTACAGCAAAAGTGCAATGATCCTGATTTGCAATCCTTTCTGCGTGATTGCATTGAAAAGAAAGAGTGGGATAAGTTAGGTAGGAAGTTATACTACCTGTCCTTTGAGTACCAAGAAGCTATTGCAGAACATTTTTTAACCAAGTGAAGGGGAAAACCATGTCAGTATTTACTAAATTAAACCAGGCACGAATTAAGCTGCAAAACACAGAGCTTACCAAGTCAGGCCATAACAAGTTTGCTGGGTATCGCTACTTTGAGCTAGGTGATTTTTTGCCTACCGTACAGTCTATTTTTTCTGACCTAGGGCTTTGCGGCATTGTGTCTTACGGCACAGAGATAGCCAGCCTGACCATTGTGGACACGGAAGATAACAGCAATATCGTTATCACTAGCCCAATGGGATCTGCGGCCCTAAAAGGTTGCCATGAGGTACAGAACATTGGCGCAGTAGAAACCTATCAGCGCAGGTATTTGTGGGTTACTGCAATGGAGATTGTAGAACACGATGCGCTGGATGCGTCTGAGCCATTAGCTGCAAAGCCTGAGTTCCCAGTAGCGTACTACATTGGCAATTTAGAGGCAGCAGAAAGTCCTGCCGAATTGCGAACCGCCTATGCTCTATCTTACCCTAAATTCAACAACAATAAGGCAGATCAGGCTAAATTAGTTGCTGCTTACGAGCAGATGAAAGCGATGCTAAATGAAACTAGCACAACAGCAACCTGATAATGTATGTTCAGAGTGCGGAACAAAGTGGGGGACACACAGACCAAAAGACCACCATTACAGGATATGGGTGGACAAGTGCGATGTGTGTTCCGATTTGAGAGCCGTATGCGATGCCTCAGAGTATGGATATTTAAAGGAAGGATGGGATGGTGGAAAGGAAATGGTGTGCTAGTTGCCAGGTGGAAAGACCAGCTTGTGATTTTAAGT